CAAGCTGCAGGGCCTCATGAAGAAGATCAACCCGGACTACGAACCGGACGACAACGAACACCTGGATATCTCCGGGATCGACCTGGGGGCCATCCGAGCGGCTCTGAAGGGAGCGCATGAATGAAGGGTCAGGTGGCGATCCCCGAGACCTCGGAAGGTTTCGAGGAGTGCCTTAACGATGACGGGCGGATGAACGAGATCCTCGCCGCCGGTCAGTTCGGTGAGTTCACCCAGGCTTACATCAAGGCCTCGATGGGGAACAGCAAGGCCGAGCTCGCCGTGCAGATGCGCGAGCAGCTCCAGCTAGGCACCCAGCAGGTTCTCCAGGACTGGGAAGCGCAGGGCATGCGGCCCAAGCCGGGAGCCGGGCAGGCGCTGAACAACCGGGACGCGCGCAAGGGCCGCTCGGTCGCCAACTCGCGGCTGTCCGACCCGCAGCAGCAGGTCGCCAAGCAGAAGCTGTTCAATCCGGCGGCGATGGGCGCCTGTGTGGACGACGAGGAGTACAGCTCTAGCCTCGGCTCGTTCATTCATGCGGTCTACGTGGGCGAGCACAAGGCGCAGAAGCGCGGCGACACCGAGGCCGTGGCCAAATTCCAGGACTATAAGACGCGCCTTCACAACGCGCTGTCCGAGCGCATCCCCGCAGAGGGCGGCTTCCTCGTCCCGGAGGTGCTGCGGTCCGAGATCCTGATGGTGGCGCTGGAGAAGGCCATCGTGAGGCCGCGGGCGCGCATCATCCCCATGGATAGCCTGCGCGTCCCGCTCCCGTCGATCGATGACACGTCGCACTCCTCCAGCGTCTACGGCGGGGTCGTGGGCTACTGGACCGAGGAAGGCGCGGCCCTTACGGCGAGCGCGCCGAGCTTCTCCAGGGTGGTCCTCGAAGCGAAGAAACTTACAGCTTATACCACCATCCCGAACGAGCTCTTGCAGGACTCGGTAACCCCCCTCGACACCTGGTTCAACTCGTTCTTCCCCGAGGCCATCGCCTGGTTCGAGGACGTGGCGTTCATCGGGAGCTCGACCACCGGCACGGGCGTGGGCGAACCGCAGGGCTTCCTCAACGCCCCGGCGGCGGTCAAGGTCACCGCGACCGGCGGCAACAACAACAGCGTCCAGTTCGCCGACATCGCCAAGATGTACTCGCAGATGTGGCCCGCGTCGCTCAACAACGCCGTGTGGATCTGCTCGCCCGACGTCCTCATCCAGCTCATGCAGATGGCCGTCGTCGCGGCCACGGGCTCCAGCGGCAGCACCGACACCACCGTCGCGCCTCCCGGATGGCTCACCGCCCTCCAGATGTTCGACTACCCCGGCGGCGGCAACGGCGACGGCGTCGGCTACCGGCTCATGGGCCGGCCTCTGATAGTAAGTGAAAAAATGCCGAGCTGCCTGGCAGCGAACACCACCAATGCGGGCGCGCTCACCTTCGTAGATTTGTCGTACTACCTACTGGGCGATAGGCAGACTATGCAAGTCGCCTCTTCGGACCAGTATTTGTTCGCTAACGACTTGATGGCGTACCGCATAATTGAACGCCTCGACGGTCGATTCTGGTTGCAGAGCGCAATCACCCCAGAAAACGGTGGCGCAAACAAGCTGTCCCCCCTCGTCCTGCTCGACACCACCTGATCAGGCTAGATAACCTTTAGATAAACCTTTGGAAAGGAGGGTTAGGCGATGATTTCCGGCCAGGAAATGTCAGCAGTTCCGGCTATTATTAGTAATGCACGGAGAAGTGCAAGCCTAACCCTCCCGCAAAGGGGAATGACCATGCCAGGATCGAAGCCCTGCCTTCCAGGATGCGACTGCGCTCACCATCACCGCGAGCACAAAATCGACTGGAGCGACCCTGGGGCCGTCAAGGAGTACCAGCGGAGTTACAGGGCCGAGAATCGTGACGAGCTTCGGGGGAAGGCCAGGGCAAAGTATCAGGCCGATGCGGAGTCCGGGCGTGCGGCGCAGCGGGCGAGGTACGCAGCCGACCCTGAGAAGCACCGGCAGGCAGCACGCGCCTACCGGGCAAGCCTTCCGGCTGGCGTCAAGCGGACTCGCGACCAGTCCTGGCGGTACGGGCTGCCGCCGGGGTCGTTCGAGGTCAGGTTTGCTGAGCAGGGGGGCTGCTGCTACCTGTGCCGGGAGCCGCTCGACACGGAGAAGAAGCGCGGCATCCACGTCGACCACGATCACTCCTGCTGCCGGGGCAACCGCTCGTGCGGCAAGTGCATACGGGGCCTTGCGTGCCATGCCTGCAATACCGGCATCGGTGCTTTCGGCGATGACCCGGCGCGCATGATCCTCGTGGCCGAGCGCCTGATGGCAGCCAACGCCGAAGTGGCCGCACGCATCGAAACCAAGCCTGTCCAGGCTGAACTGTTTGACATAAACGAGGCGGTTCGCCGCCGGGAGGAGAGTGCGTTATGGCCCTCGGCGAGGGTTTGGGAAGATTGTTTGATGTGGAGAGCAATATCAGCCGGAACACCGGCAACACGAAGTGCGTCTCGCTGAAGGACTACGGCGGGGTCACTTTTGTGTGCTGGGTTCCTGCTGGCGGGCAGGATCTGTTCATCGTGAAGTCCGCGTCGGCTGCCGTGGCGAACTCGGGGTCGTTCACGGCGTTTAACCCGATTTCCAGGTATTACAACAAAGCCCTGGATGACGGCACCACGCAGTGGACCGACTCGGGTGACCTGACCGCGAACCTGGGAACCATCACGGTCCTGTCCGGCCAGGTGGCGTTCTACGTCGGCGCCGATGACTTGCCTGCGGGTAACTCGTACGTGCAGGTCGTGCCGGGCACCAGCGGTATTGTCACGGCGATCCTGCAAGACCCGATCGTGCAGCGCAACCCGAAGTACCTCAGGGCGCCCAACAGCTAGTCCTGAACGTCCGGGCCTAGCGCCGAAGGGAGCGCCATGCCGAAGATCCGCAACATCGGGACACCTCCCACCACCGACGCGAACCCGATCACGAATCACCCGGCGACGCCGGTCAACAGCATCGACACGGCCCCGTCGGACAAGCCGAAGGCGAGTTCGGGCGGGGGCGGGGTCTGACCATGACCGCCGACGTCCTCGACCTGCTGCCGCAGGCTGCGCCGGGAGGGTGGCAGGCTCTGTATGAGCCGCATGCTCCCGGCGCGGTGCTGGACGGCGAGCCGTGGGCCGCGAACTGGGCTACCTTCTTGCGGGCCGTCAACGACCCGCGTGATTCCTCGGCGCGGACGAAGATCGCGAACGCGGCGATGGGAGAGCGCGTCGGCTCCGAGGGCGGGTTCCTCGTCCCGGAGGTTCTGCGTGCGCAGGTGCTGGCGTACATGACGCCGGCGATCGTGCGGCCCCGGGCGACCGTGCTGCCGATGTCGTCGCTGCGCCTTCCCGTCCCGACCCTGGACAACCCGAGCCAGGCGAGCACGAACCAGGCCCTCGGCGGGCTGACGTTCTCGTTCACCGAGGAGGGCGCGGCGATCGCGAACACGACGCCGGCGTTCGGCCGGGTCGTGCTGGAGGCGCGGAAGCTGGCGGCGCTGTGCACGGCGCCGAACGAGCTGGCCGATGACGCGGGAGGGGCCTGGGGTGACTTCCTGGCCCGGGTGATCGCGATGGGCCTGGCGTGGGTCGAGGACGACTACTTCATCGGGACGAACGGCACAGGGGTCGGGTGCCCGCAGTCGCTGATCAACGCGCCGTGCGCGGTCGGGATCGACCGGAACACGGCCAGTGACGTGCTGTTCCTCGACGTGGTGGCGATGTTCAAGGCGCTCCACCCGGCATCGAAGCAGGTCGGGCTGACGCCGGGCGTGACGGATGTGTGCTGGCTGCTGTCCTCGTCGGCGATGGATCAGCTGCTGGAGCTGAACTACCAGGTGACGATCGCGGACGGGGACGGCACTAACACCACCACGACGCCGATCCCGCCGTCGGGATGGTTCAGCATGGGCGACGGGCATGATATCGGCCCGAACATGCTGGGCCTGCCGGCGATCGTGACGGATCATCAGCCTGCGGTCGGCAGCACGGGCGACGTGATCCTGGCGGATCTCCGGCACTTCCTTATCGGGGACCGGC